TCCACTAACTTCTAAATTCTCGTATAACATTTTATTTATAATTTATGCTCTCCAACCACAATGTCCAGAAGATGTTCCACCATTAACGCCGGGTGCTAATCCACTTACGCTGGTGGTTCCTGTATCCGTTGTGTAGCTGAATTTCCAACTTGTATTATTTTGTGCGCCATCATAATTACCTAACATATATTGATGATCCTGACCCATTGTGAAATTTTCTTCTCCACAGTTTGGATGTGGTTTTGCCACATTACCAATATTAGTGTCGCTGGCATTGCTCCATCTTCTTAAGTTATATCCGCCACTATATGACCCTTCATTTCCCGCATATCCTTTACCAACTTTTGAGCTAATCCCCTTTTGTTGCGCGTGTGCTGACCAATGAACAGATGATGAAAATGTTTCAGACGCAAAACTAAACTTGATACCTTCGCTAGATGTCCAACCGTATCCAAAGTTTTCATCAGAAAATGCACTACCACCATCACTACCATTTATTGTTGTTAAATTGAACCCAGTCATAATTGTTTCATTACTTAAATCAAATTTGTCAACAATAGAACTACCAGCGGAAAACATGTATGCAAATTCTGTTTCTTTATGCATAGTAGCAACATCGCTCCTTGCGGTTGTTATGTTAAACTTAGTTTGGTGTGTATATTTGGTATCATTTGCCATATTAATTGCTGATGTTCTAACACCATTAACATCACTTGGTCCTTTAAATGCATTATCTTCATTAACGGACCAAACAAAAAAGATATATTTACTACAAGCCCCCGAAGTATATGATGCAGCGTAATCTAATAGTTCACCAATATGTGTTGTTTGATCAGTAGAATTAATTGTTTTATGAACATTCTTCCATGGTGATGAGTTTTTGTAACCACCAGCTAAATAGGAAACACTAATTATTTGTCTAAATTTAAAACCAACATTTGAGTTAACTTGGGAAGAAACTCTAACCCACCCATTATCCCCATTATTTAAACCGGTATAAACCATTAAAAAACTACCACTTGCCGCTTCTTCAAGATATAGTGATCCTGTAACAGGACTTCCCGGTCTGTTTGCTCTCGAACCTCTAGGTGGTTTTGATACCCCCTGAACTCTTAATGAACCACTAATTTCTATATTGTCATGACGCATATCCTATAAATAGTTTTTTTAATTTCTCCATCCACAATGTCCTGATGATGTTCCTCCGTTAACACCCGGTGCTAATCCAGATGGGTTAACAGTTCCAGTATCGGTAGCATAAATAAATTTCCAGCTTGTGTTATTTTGTAAACCATCATAATTTCCTAACATATATTGATGATCTTGGCCCATGGTGAAATTTTCTTCACCACAGTTTCCATGTGGTTTTGCCACATTACCAATATTTGTTTCATTAAACACATTCCATCTTCTTAAGTTATAACCACCATTATAATTACCTTCATTTCCCGCATATCCTTTACCCCACTTGGAACTAATTCCCTTTTGTTGCCCACTGGCCCCCCATTGTTGATTATTAGTGAAGGTATCAGTTGCAAAGAATAGTTTGTTACCACTTTCCGATCCATAACCATAACCATAATTTTCATCAGAAAACCCAGAACAACCTAATGAACTGGTGATAGATGTTTTTAATGTTAGATATGGTGCCATATTAGGGTAATAAACACTATACATAACTTCGTTGGTTGAATTGAATTTTTCAACAGTTGCAACACCTCCCCCAAATACCCAAGCAAATTCTGTTTCTTGAAATAAAGTTCCTAAGTCATCTCTTGCATTTGCTAAATCCCATTTAGATTGGTGAGCATAAGCCGTTTCATTTACCATGTTTACTCCCGTTGTCCAAGTTGAATGTATTTGTGTTGCGGATTTCCAGGCACCATCTGTGTTTGTTGACCAAACAAATAAAATAGTTTTACTACAATGACCAGATGTATATGATGCTGGATAATCCATCAATTCTCCTAAGTGAACAGTTTGATCCGTTGCATTTGTTGTTCTATGAACATTTTTCCAAGGAGATGCATCTTTATAACCACCAGCCAAATAAGAATAATTAATAATTTGTCTATATAAAAAACCAATTCTATCCGTGTTTTGTGAACCAACTGGTTCCCATCCATCATCTCTATTAGATACTGCGGTATATGTTACAACAAAACTTCCACTATCAGATTCTTCAAGATAAAGAGACCCAATTTCTGGGCTTCCTGGTCTATTGGCTCTGGGTCCTCTGGGTATAATATATTGTCCACTAACATCTAATGAGCCACTAACAATTACATTTTCTCTTAACATACTTTAATATACGTATTTTATCCGGTAACAACAAGTCTACCTGTTCTATTTGCTGCAAAAGTTACTGTAACTGTTGTAGATGTTATGTTTATTTCAGAAGGGAAGAACATATTATTACTACTATCAAATACTTGCGCAGTTAAGTTTGCAGTTCCTAAATTGTGAGTAAAGCTAACACTTGACACGTTGGAGAATGTTGTTGAATTACTTAAAGCAACTCTCTTCCAAGACTGCCAAGTACCGTTGTTTTTTCCTCTAGCATACATGATACCTGTTCTGTAGTCACCGTATATTTGATGTTGCCAACTTGAACTGTATAATTGAGAGTACAGTGCACCATCTGTTGCGTTACCTGTTAGGTTGGTGCTGCTACCATCAACATTCGTTACATAAGTCATACCATTCGAGTCCAATGATTGAGCATTAACACCATCATTCGAACCTGTATTTCTAAATCCAACACCATCAATTTGATCTGCGCTCGTTGCAGTTGCGGCGTTACCAGTAATGCTGATACCCCATGTACCTGATGCATTACCACCTGTTAAGGTTGGTGAATATGAATTATAGTTCGCTGATGATAACATTGTTAACCAGTTACCCCAGCTACCTGAATATCCTTGTCTGAAATAGAATGTACCGTTACCGGAAGTACCGTAAGTACCTTGAATTTGCCACATCGTATCACCGGCGCCCGCATGAAAAACTGGAGAATATGATAAAGCCGCACCCGACCCGTTTTCATTTCTATATACCGCTGAACTTCCGTTATTTACGTTTACCGAACCATTTCCTAAACTTGTAAGTGAAATGTTAGCCGCAGCTGTTGCGTTTGTAGCACTTGCAACTGCGCCATTTATCTTTGAGCCCGCTAATAATGTTATCCAAGAAGGATCAGAATATGAACCATTTGTATATACACCATTTGTTACTGTTGCTGCATTACCACTAATACTACCATTGTAAACACCAGTACTACTAATAGATGAGATAGTTGTTCCAGAATTTTGGAAAATAATTGATGGGTTTTGACCACCAGCACTTATGGTATTCGAATTAAGAGTGATATTACCCGCTCTTAATTCCATAAAGTCCTCCGCATCATTCTCAACTCTAATTGTTAATTTAGCTCTTTCGGATGCACCACCTGATGCATTATTTTCAAAATATATCGATGCACCATCTGATGGGAAATTATTTCCCGATCTGAATTCTATACCACAGTTACCAGTACTATCTGATGCAGATGATGTTAATATAATATTAGCATTAGTGGGTGCCCCCCAAGAACTTCTTCCTGTTGCAAGACCAGCACCAACTGTTAATCCAGCAAATGTTGGTGTATTCCCTGATCCAACGTTTTGGTTAATCGTGAAAGCAGTAATATTAGATGCCGTACCTGATGTATTTTGATTACCAGTAGTGTTTACGCCTGGTAAATCAATATTTGCAGAACCATTAAATGAAACACCACCAATTGTTCTTGCAGTTTGTAATGTTGTTGATGTGTTGGCATTACCAGTTGTATTTTGATTACCAGTAGTGTTTACACCAGGCAAATCAATATTTGCAGAACCATTAAATGAAACGCCACCTATATTTCTTGCTGTTTGTAATATTGTTGCACTTCCAGCATTACCCGAAATAGTTGTTTGATCTCCAGTATTTGTACCACTTAAATTAGATGCTGCAATTGTTCCTGTAACAACTAAATTACCTGTGGCGCTTTGTAATGACATTAATTCAACAGCCCCATTAGAGTACCAACCAAATTTAGGTACGGCACCTGAAGATGAATAAGCAGTATGATTAGGTACATGGAATGATAATGTTCTATTCGCAATATCAGATGCAAGACCCATACCATATTGTCCTGAGCTTGCGCCTCTTGTGCCAAAACCATACATATACCAATCAGCAGTTGCACTATTGGTAATATTTGAGCTAAATGTTTTTGCACCTCCAATTGTTTGATCACCAGTTGTATAAACACCATTTGTTACAGTTGCAGAATTACCATCAATTGAAACCCCTGTTAATGTTTGTGATGCAGACGATCTACCTAATGATATTGATGTTGTACCAATATTAAATGATGAATTTGCTAATTTTGCATTTGTTACAGACGCATCAACTAATTGAGATGCATTGATTGTTTTATTTGTTAATGTTTGTGTTGCTGTTCTTAAAACAACATCATCTTCAGCACCTAACGGGCCAGCAATCCATTTATCATTTGTTGTATCCCATAATAATGAACCAGATGTTGTTGTTGGTGATGTTGCGTCTCTAACAACAATACCTGCGTTAGTTGCACCAGAACCATTTAATTGAATGATGTTATCACCTATTGCAACCGTTGTTGAATTAACAGTAGTTGTTGTACCCGATACCGTAAAATTACCTTTAATAGTAACATCAGCACCACTTAAACTAAACGCACTATTAAATGAGTTTGTAAATGTATTCAAACTACTTGTAGCAGTATGAATTGCATTTATATTTGTATTGTTACTAGCAGTATATGAATTTAATGAACTTGTAGCGACTTGTAATGTGCCTATAACTGTATTGTTACTACCAGTATATGTGTTTAATGAAGCAATCGAACCAGTAACACCTTCTATTGAATTTAATCTACCACCGGCACTTGAAGTAAAACTATTTAAACTAGCGGTTGCAGTATGAATAGCGTTGATGTTGGTGGTGTTAGAACTTGTATAAGAATTTAAAGATGATGTTGCAGTGTGAATTGCACTTATGTTAGTATTATTACTACTCGTGTAACTATTCAAACTACTTGTGGCAGTATGAATTGCATTTATATTAGTTGTATTAGAACTAGTATACGAATTCAATGAACCTGTTGTAGTTTCAATAGCTGTTAATCTACTATTTTGTCCACTAATAGTTGTATTATTTGAACTAGTATAACTATTCAAACTACTTGTTGCAGTTTCAATACTACTTAATCTACTATTAGAGCTTGAAGTGTACGAATTCAAACTACTTGTGGCAGTATGAATAGCTGTTATATTTGTGTTATTCGAACTTGTATAACTGTTTAATGAACTAGTTGTAGATTCAATCGCTGTTAATCTACTATTTTGTGTATTGTTTGTTGTATTATTACTACTTGTATATGAATTGAAATCAGTTCTAATTGAACCGCTAGCTGTTTCAAGAGAAGATAATCTACCAGCAGCACTACTTGTAAATGTATTTAAACTACCTGTAGATGTTTCAATTGAACTTAATCTATTGTTTGTACTAGATGTATATGAATTTAAAGAACTTGTAGTTGATTCAATTACCCCCAATCTAGTGTTAGTACTTGATGTGTATGTATTTAGGGAAGCAGTTGAGGTTTCTAAACTACCAACTCTATTTACTACGTTATTAAATTCTGTTTCTCTAACTAATCTTTGCTCCGAACCTAATTGGCCAGCAATCCAATAGTCATTTGTAGCATCCCATAATAACGAACCTGAAATTTGGTTTGGTGCTGTAGTATCTTTAACTCTTAATCCCGCAAATGTTGCACCAGTACCATTTAAGTTGATTAGATTATTATCAACATCAAGTGTTGTTGTGTTAACATTTGTTGTTGTTCCTTTAACCAATAAGTTTCCTTTAACAGTTAAGTTAGACCCAGTCAATTCTACAGCCGCTAATATTGATGACGTGAAAGTATTTAAACTACCCGTCGATGTCTCTATTGCAGTTATATTTGGACTAGATATGTTTTCAGTTACTTTTAATGTACCTGTAACTTCTGTATTTGAATTTATAGAAACTTTAGTTCCCGTGTCCGTGATATTACTATCACCAAGGTGTTCCGCATTAACAGATTTAATAATTCTATTTACTGTCGGATATAATTCACTCCCAAGACTATCGTATGATTGGGGGCCCATTAATAACACAGAAGATGTTAGTGGTGAACCAACTATTGCTTGGTGAACAAACACCCATTGATCGTTAATGGAATCAAATAACATTGATCCAGAAACTGTTGGTGATGACCCGCTGTCAATAACCGCTAATCCACCAAACCTTGTACCAGGATTTTGCGCGTTTACTGTTATTAAATTAGTACCGATATTTAATGTGCTTTGAGATATAAAATTAATTGACGATGACCCACCAACAATTAAGTCTTGTGAAATATATAAAGATCCGGTAATTGTTTGACTACCTTGATATGTGTTAGAGCCAGTAGTTGCATAACTACCGGTTTTACCTTCGATAGAATCTAATCTATTATTTTGACCTAAATCTGTAGTGGCTAATGATGAACTAAAAGTACTGTAACCAGTTGTACTAGATAGTGTAACCTGTACTGATCCTGAAATAACATTTTCAGCGTTTAATCTATTTTTGATTGTTGTGTTAATAGAAGATGTAAAGCTATTCAAACTACTTGTTGAAGTGTGAATTGCATTTATATTACTATTGTTACTAGTGGTATATGAATTTAAACTACCTGTTGAAGTTTCAATAATACCTAATCTTGTATTGGTGCTAGAAGTATATGTGTTTAAACTTGAAGTTGTAGATTCAATAACACCTAATCTTGTGTTTGTACTAGATGTATAAGAATTCAAACTACTTGTGGCAGTATGAATAGCTGTTATATTTGTTGTATTAGAACTTGTATAAGAATTTAAACTACTTGTGCTTGTCTCTAAAGCGCTTAATCTACTATTTTGTGTAGATTCAACACTGTTGTTTGAACTTGTGAAACTATTGAAATCAGTTCTAATACTAGAACTAGCAGATTCTAAAGAACTTAATCGATTGTTTGTACTTGAACTAAATGTATTTAAACTACCTGTACTTGTTTCAATATTATTTAAACGCGTATTTGTACTTGAAGTATAAGAATTTAAACTACCGGTTGTAGATTCAATCACACCTAATCTGGTGTTAGTACTACTTGTATATGTGTTTAATGAACCTGTAGTTGTTTCAATAGCAGTTAATCTACTATTTTGTGTTGTATTTGTTGTATTATTAGAACTTGTATATGAATTAAAGTCTGTTATAATACTACCACTTGCTGTTTCTAAGTTATTTAATCTACTATTTTGTGTAGATTCAATACTGTTGTTTGAACTTGTAAAAGTATTAAAATCGTTTCTAATACTACCGCTTGCAGTTTCGAGTGAGTTTAATCTAACATTTGTACTTGAAGTGAACGTATTTAAACTTGATGTTGTAGATTCAATTACACCCAATCTTGTATTTGTTGAACTAGTGTATATATTTAAACTTCCTGTGGTTGTTTCTAAAGAATTTAATCTTCCATTAGCACTAGAAGTGAAAGTATTTAAACTACTTGTGGCGGTATGAATTGCATTTATGTTAGTAGTATTGCTACTTGTATATGAATTTAAAGAACTCGTTGCTGTTTGTAAACTACTTGCCCTTGAATCTATTGAAGTTGATAATGTGTTATATTCATTAACTAATACAATTCTTTCTTCACTACCTAACTTACCAGCTTTCCAGAAGTCTGTTGAAGTATCCCATAATAATGAACCAGAAATAATACTAGCACCACTAGCATCTTGAACAACAAGACCAGCATTATTTGTTGCGGCGCCATTCAATGAAATTATATTGTCACCAATATTAAGAGTTGTAGAATCAATTTGCGTTGTTGTTCCTTTAACCAATAAGTTTCCTTTAACAGTTAAGTTAGAGCCAGTAACCTCAACTGCACTCAATATTGATGAACTAAATGAATTTAAAGAACTAGTTGCTGTATGAATCGAATTGATGTTCGAAATATTACTACTTGTATATGAGTTTAAACTACCAGTACTGATGTGTATAGCGTTTAAACTTGAGTTAGTACTAGAAGTAAAACTATTTAAACTCGCAGTACTTGTTTCAATTGATAATAATTTACTACTAGCACTTGATGTAAAACTATTTAAACTACCTGTTGAAGTTTCAATAATACCTAATCTTATATTTGTGCTAGATGTAAATGTATTTAAACTTCCTGTAGATGTTTCAATAATACCTAATCTTGTATTGGTACTAGAGGTATATGAATTTAAACTTCCAGTAGTTAATTCAATTGCGTTTAACTTACTATCAGTACTTGATGTGTATGTGTTTAACGATGATGTTGCGGTTTCTAATAAATCTAATCTACCATTTTGTAGACTATTTGTTGTGTCATTAGATGACGTGTAACTATTGAATACAATCTCATCTAATTTACCCGTACCAATCGCCTGGCCGTTTAATGAAATAGATCCTGTTATATTAACCGATCCAGTAACAGAAAGAGACCCACTTATTGTTTCAGTACCGATAAAACTATTTGATCCGGTTGTAGCAATTCTTGATGGATCTACATAGACAACTTGTCTATCTGCTTCAACATTTAAAAGATCCGAATATACCCCAATACCATTACCCATCATATGATGTAAAGCACAGAAATAATAAAGTGTAGATGGTGTACTATCAGTTACTTCAATTTGAATGTAATCTGGTGTTGAACCTGTGGTTACACCTGTTGTATAAACCGTCCCACCATTATGTGTTCCATCATTTGTTGTAGAGAATCTAAAAGGATGCGCCCCAATATTTGGAAATAAGAATTTATATGTAAATCCTTTTATTAGACTTAAAATTGGGCTTCTTACCCCATCAATAAAGAATTTTCCACCAGAATCCGTTACGTTTACCAATATAACCTTATCAGAACCAAGGTTAATATTTGATATTTTCAATGATCCGGTTAGTTCTGTGTTGGTGTTAATTCTAAGGCCATCAGCTTGAGAAATGGATGCCGTAGCAGAACCATCAGCAATTCTGGTTAAATTAAGTCCCGTAACACCACTCGCCGGGATGTCATATAACCCAGCACCACTACCCGTAAATGAACCCGAAAGTTGTGCTGCAATGTATGGTTGTGTGTCCCCCGCCAATCTAAAATATCCAGCGCCATCTCTTTTAATTATAATTGCGTTAGCTCCCTCACCAATTTGAAATTCTGACGCAATAATGTTTTTAAGATTGTTTGATGAGTCTTTTAATTGTACGTTACCATTTTCATCTTTAGTGATTTTTGTACCGCCTAAATTGATTGTGTTACCAGCTAAATAGATGTCTCTCCATCTTTTACTATCCGAACCTAAATCAAATGAAAGCGTGTCATTTGGTAAGATTGAACCGGAAACGGTAATGTTAGTATTAACGGTAAGTCCTTGGTTAGGAGAAATTGACGCGCTAACGCTACCGGAAACAATTTTATTAAGATTTAATCCCGTTACACCACTAGCAGGAATATTATATAAACCAGCACCATTTCCACCAAAAGAACCCGTAAACGCTCCAGTGGTGTAAGATGAGGTAAATTGGTGAAAACTTGATGTTAGGGTATATGCTGCGGCGTGTGAGGTTGAAACGGCATTTTCGGCAGTACCTGAAATTGTTGCAAATAAGGTACCTAAGACTCTTAAATCGCCCGAAATTTCGCTTGAGCCTGAAACCGACAGGGAACCCGATACTTGTGGATCAAAAATATTCATCTAAATATTGTGTTATTTTATTTAGATAAATACTTTGGTTAACGAATATGGCTTTATAAATTTTGGGTTATCTGGTTTAAATTATTCCTGTGAATGGAGATTCCCCTTTGTTTAGTCTTACTCTAAATGAATCGGATAAAATATATCTTTCATATAAGGTATCGTTTAGGTCCACACCAATATAATCTAAAATATCTTTAAGTGTTGTTTTATCCCTATTTACATATATATCCTCAAAATATACTATTGGGTAACCCCTATCAGATATCTCATGTAATTTCTTAGATTCTTCATTAAATATATTTTTTCTATACTCAACGTGCCCCTCTTCAATACCATCAAAATCATAGTATTGTCTTTTATGCCAAGTACTTGTTTTACCTTTAATTGCGTGATATGTAAAACTCTCACTTTGTGAGGTTTTATCTTTCCTATCTAAAATTATGATTTTTTCAAAATATTTAAAAAACCAATCCCAATATGCCTCGTCATTACCTATTAGTTCTTTTGGTCTATGAATTTCACTAAGAAATGTTTTTATAAAAACATTGTTCTTATTATTATAAAAATCCGGACTGTAAACATTTCTGTTTAGTTTTTCATGTAAATATTGGTTGAATGGTTCGATGTGGCATATATATCCAATCGGTTCTAGATGCTCTCGTATTAAATGAAAAAGAGTTGTTGAGCCAGTTCGTTCACTTGTTAATATCGCTATTCTCATATAATAGATTTAGATCGTTTAACGACCCCATCAATATATCTATCAACAAATTCCACCAATTCCGGTGTTCTTGTTACTGCACAATAATCTAAATTCGTCTTATTTTTATATATTAACTTAAAATCAACATTAAATTTATTTGACATATAATCTTCAAGTTCTTTTAAATTATTAAAATCAAACTGTTTAACAATAACTTTATCATTTGTAATCCATTGATACTGTGAAACAAAACTAAAGATATGTACGGTATATCTTTCTATAAATCCCCCATCTATAGGGTATTCTTTTGAGATACCTAATTTATCAACTAATTTAATTAGTAATGATTTTCTAGATTCAAGTGAGTTATATGCATTGCAAAATTCTAAATGATTTTCTTTTATAAAATTGATTATAAACTCATTACCTACGTTTTTAATTTTTTCGCCTAGAGTACTATTAATTGAGTTTACCATAGCCTCTACGAAATATTTCCAAGCAGATATGAATCTGTCTGTAGAATCTCTAATTATGGCTATATATTCAAAATTAGTTCCAAATCTTTCTAATAAATCATTTATAGTTGAGTGGAGGTGTTTTTCCGTATTTTTATAATCCGACTTTAACTGATTCTCCCAAATCTTACTTGGATATTTTAAATCAAATTCATA